ATAAACTACTTGGTACTTGTATTTCAACTTTCATATTATAACAATAAATAAAAGCCTTATTTGTATAAATAGAAAAAGGGCTACATTACTGCAACCCTTAAACCAACTAATCTAAAAATGAAAAAATGTTAGCACCTTTAAGAAGGAGTGCCAATCCTTATTTTATATTGTGTTCGTATAAGTATCTATATACTTCGTTTATCTTGTCTTCTAATTCCTTACTGTTTTGCTCGTAAGTTTCTTTACCTCTGCTAAATTGGTTCTTATAGTCTATTACTAATTTAACTGGTTGTCCCCCTTTTTTCCAATTGTGCGATATTGGTTCTTGAATAACATATACTTCATTCTCCCAACATATCTTTTTAACTTCCCAGTCTTTTAACTCTTGAGTAACCATAAGAATCCATTTAAGAATGCGTGTAAGCCTAAAACACAAAAGGCAATAAACAACAACCCTCTTTTAATTGTGTTCTTTACAGCTGCTCTATTTTCCTTTGCTGTTAATTGTTTTACTAATCTATATTCGTTACTGTTTTTTAAATCTTCCATTGTGTTTGTTTTTGTAAATATATAAAATTAATTTTAAAGTAGTGAAGCATTTAAGCAATCTGAACTGCATACATCGTCTTCACATTCTGCACCACATACAAAACATTCGTTGCTTTGTTGTAGACTTTCTAAGTACCTGTCATATTCTCTTTCTATATAACTCATATCTGTTTGTTTAAAAAAATTTGTTTGTTTTTAATTATACACCAAATATAAAACCTTTTTTTGAATTAACAAAATTATTAACAAAAAACTTTTAATAAATGTAATAATTCCCTTTATTAGGATTCTCTAGTTGGTCTGTTAAAACGTACCTAGCTGCATCAATACAGTCTGGGTGTTCTCCAGTTGGTTTCTGTAATGTGTTACCTTCTTTGTCCTTTGCCCATACATAACCTCCTAATTCTCTTTTAAGGTTCTTAGAACGGCTTGTAACAAATATTTCATTTTGGTTTATTAAGTTGATTCCATATACTACTGAATCCCTCCCTTTGCTTACACCGTGTATATTGTTTCCATATTGTTGTAGTTCTGCAATAGATTTAGGTTCTGCACTATCCGCTGTTATGCTTTCTTTAATATTGTTGGCTTCTAAGAATCTATGTATGTCCCTGTTTAACATTCCCTTCTTATAAAGTACTTCATCAAATATATAAGAATCGTTCCATTTGTATAATGCTATTAACGTTGTTGGGTCTACACTATAACCAAAGTCCATTCCATATCCTAATAACCTTGCTTCGTTTGGTACTGTATCTATTTCTTTCCAGTCAGGAATACAAGCACCTTCTAAACTACCTAACTCTCCAAGTCCGTAAACCCTCCACCAGTTAGCCCAGTATGTTGAGGTCTTTCCCTTGTCCTTTGCTTTCTCTATTTCGTTTACAATACTTACAGGTAAACTATCGTTGTCTTTATAAGTTAGTGTTACAAAGTCTGTGTCTTCTTTTCCTATCAATTCCTTATCTACCCAAAATACACTAGACGGATTGTAGTCTAACCATACGTTTCCACTTGTTCTCACTATTAGTTGTTGATAAGCATCAAATGGTATATTGTTACACTCGTTAATATATAGGTCTGTTCTTCTTGCACCTCTTAGTTTATCTGGTTGGTCAGTACTAAAGAACTCAATATAGCTTCCATTTGTAAAGGTGTATTTTAAGGTACTTTTATTTAGTTGTACATCATTATACCTATTCATTGACTTTAAAATGCCTAAGAAGTCTTTATATGCACCTCTGCGTAGATGCGGTACACTTTCACTTACTACGCTTATTTCCTTACCCTTGTTTTTTATTGCATAGTCAATCAAGATAAGAAGTATGCAAATAGTTTTACCTGCACTAGTTCCACCCCTTACAATCTTAGTACGACTGTTTAGGCTTCTTAGTTTAGTAAGTGCTTTTGTTTTTTTAACCTGCATAGATTATACAGACTAACGTTCTAGTTATCGCTAATCTATAAACAACGGAACATCTTCGTTAATCGTGATGTCTTTAGTTTCTTTTGGTTTACCTAAGTAGTAACTTAAATATAACTGAACCCATTTAATATCACCAGACTTTACACCCTCTGACAAAGCTGCTAATGCATCATCTTCTAATGGCGATAACCTTTCAACGAGTTTTATTTCCTCGCTTTTAGGTTTACGACCTGCAAAACCTTTTGTAGAATGCCCACCGTTATTTTTTCTACCGTCCATAATTAAAATAGATTAATTAATTAAACAATAACTTTTTTGTGCTTTTGTTAAATACCACCTTTATCATTATCTTTTTTATTCTTATAGTAGTCTTCAAAATAGACCCATATACTTGCTAACGTAATTGTCCATCCTAAGAAGAACAACAATAAATAACTTCCCATCATAATTTTTAATATTTTATAATTCCTCCATTTATTTTTGTTAATTTATCATCTTTAAGTATATCCATGTAATGAAACAAACTTTTAGTCAAGCTAAATATCGCTTCATTCCTATTCATTTCATTTCTAACTTCATCTGTAATATCAATATCAGAATCGTAATCCATATCAAATTCTATCTCATCATCTGTACATGGTCTAATAAAAAAGTCTACTCCACTATACCCTTTACATAACAATTTTAACTCATCAATTAGTAGCGGAACTACACCTGCTACTTCTATTTTTTCTTTAGTCTTAAAGATATTAAGACTTTTTAATAATTCTTCTTTTTTCATATTCTTTTTCTTTTTAAGTCCATTTGCATCATATTACATATTGCTTGAACTCTGGTTAATAAATCTTCTGCTTTTTCTTCAGGTGTTTTGTCTATTAGTATGTGTAACTTGTTATAGACTTCGTTTATTCTTTTCATTGGTCTTTTAGGTGGTTCGTAAACTTGTTCAACCTCAACCGTTCTTTTAGCGTTTAGCTTTCTCTTTAGTTCTATTATCTCTTCGTCTTTTGACATATCATATACTTCTTTATAGTAGTTGCTTAAACAAGTAATGTATTTTTGTGCAAAATAGTAATCTTGTTCTATCCAAAAAGCAGCCTTCTTAAATCCGTGTAATACGGTTGCGTGGTTTAACTCTAAAGTTTTACCTATCGTTTGTAAAGTCATACCCTCCTTTTCTCTTAGTATGTAGAAGTATATAAACCTAGCTTCTACTACTGGTTGTTGTCTTGTTTTTAGACCTATGTCAATAGATAGTGTTTGACCTATAATGTCTTTTAATAGTTTTGGTTTGTTTATTAGTAGTTCTGTGTATTGTTTCATTTATTTTCTATTAATTTATATTAATTGTTTATGTTTTAATTGTAAAAAAAACACCGTAAACCGCTAAAAAACGGTGTTATTACTATTGCAATCTGATTGACTTGCAATAAAAAAAATAAAGAACTTATAGCGATTTTTAAAACATCCTTATCTGACTCTTGTGCTGATTAAATCTTTTACAGGCTAAATTATAATAATCACTGTCTATCTCATACGAATCTAAATCATATCCTAAATTATGACAAGCAATAGCTATTGAACCTGAACCAAGATGAGTATCTAATATCTTATCCCCATCTTTAGCATAATTCATTAAAAGCCATTCATATAGCTTAATTGGTTTTTGAGTTGGATGAAATCTTTTACTTCTATCCTGTGATAAATGGTGTTTGTAAGACCTTAAAGCTCGTTTAAAAGATGTATATGCTAATTCTCCATCAGAAAAATCACTATCCCCATTCATTTTATCCCAATATACCCAACCCATAGAAGGTCTTTTAATTTTATCAATCATATAATTTGCACCCCAAATAATTTGATTTTTTGATACCCTAAACAATTCTTCAAAATAACTATAAGATGGTGTTTCTGAATCCCACGATTTGCCTTTGTTTTTATATTTTCCACTACCAAGAGTCATTTTATTAACCTCAATTCCATAAGGAGGGTCTACTATTGCTAAATCATATTGATTGTCTTTCATTAAATTCATATCTATTAAACAATCTTTATTGTAAATGTTTATCATATATAATTTTCTATTTTATATTTTTGAAAACCGTCAATATTAAATAATATATTTTTCTTAGTCGAAGATAGAAAAGAGCCATTTTCTTTTAATCTTAACATACTTTCCCAATATATTACAAAATCAGTTTGACAATACACAAATAAATAAGGTTCAATATTATGTTTTTCGTATAATTTAATTCTTTTATCATACTGAAATTTACTAAGTCCGTGAGCATCAGGATTATTGTATTTTTCAGATGTTTTTACTTCTACCGAATAAAGCTTATTATTTTTTTCAAAAATAAAATCTAATTGGTTAAAATCAAGATTATTGTTTTTTAAAAAATTTCTGCACAACTGCTCCCCTTTGCTCCCTTGCCTGATGCTATCTATATTGTTGTCAAAAAAAGCTGATAGATTATTTAATGATGAGTTTTTGAATAATTGTAATTGCTCCATAATTAATTTGTATTAAAGGTTTGTTATTTCTTGCTGTTCGTGTTGTCTTTTAATTATTTCTAATCTACAACGTTTTGCATCGGAGTCTAAGTATTCTCCATAATGTTTGTTTCTTGCTACAATGTGAAGTAGTTCTTCCATTGTGTACTGTGAGTAAATAAAATCTGTGTAATTCATAATTATTTGTTTTGAGTAAATGTACAAAAACTTTTTTAATTATAAACAAAATTTATTTAATTATTTTATAAAATACCTCGTAACACGTATTGGTCTAGGTCGTTAGGTTCTTCAAAAAAATACTTATAATTCTCTACTGCTCTAAAAAACTTCTCCTTTCCACGTTCTATAAACTCTTCACTAACACCGTAAATACCTATGTCTGTGCTTGCTTTGTCTACAACTAAAAACTTAAAGTCTTTCTTGTTAAACAATCTTAGGTACATATAACATTGTAAGTCGTAACCATACTTGTCGGCACTATAACGAAATGAGGATAGGTCTGCAGTTGTTTTAAGGTCTATAATTGTATCGCCTTGTATAATATCTGCCTTACCTCTAAA